GCTGATGCTGGTTGACGGCCATCTCCGCGCTGAGACAACGCCGGACTCTAAGGTTCCCGTTCTTGTTTTAGACATCAATGAGGCTGAGGCAGACCTCATGCTGGCAACGCTTGACCCGCTGGCGGCGATGGCGGGGCGGGACGAGGAGCGGCTGGGCGAGTTGTTGGCTAATCTTGAGACCGACAACGAAGCCATTGCCTCATTATTGGCTGGACTGACAGAGTTTGAGCAACCACAGGAATTCTGGAACCCACCAGACAATACTATTCAAGGGACAGCCCAAGATGCGGTGGGCTATGATCTATCATCGGTTTGGCTGCGGGGCGGGAGAAGTGAAACCCGAGTATCCGATTACATTCTCCCGCTTCCTAAAAACCCATCTAAGGATGACATCGCTTTTACTGCCAAATATAGCCGTTCACCCTTGGAGGAGATGGAATATATTGTTCGGACGTATATGCGCCCAGGCGATACATTCCTTGAGGTATGCGCTGGATGGTTCACGTTTTCAGCCACCGCCGCCGTCTGGGGATACTCTGGTGAAGGAGTGGACATCTGGGAGACCTCGCTGACCTTCGGGCGCAAACAACGAGGCGTTCTGCCGCCGGAGGCTGGCACGTTCAAAGTCGTCGAAGCGGATGCCTGCTCCCTGCCGTATTCGGATGGGTCGTTCGGGTTTGTGTATTGCAACCCGCCGTTCTACCAGCTGGAGACATACAGCGACGACGAGCGTGACCTATCTCGCGACCAATCCCTGGAGGATTGGCTGTCGAGGTCTGGCGATATGATGGAGGAGTTGGCCCGCGTTGCCACCGACGACGCGCTGATTGTCACGGTGATGGCAGATGCTCGCATTGATGGCACCTTCATTTCTCTCCATTCCCTTTGGATAGAGGAAGCAATGCGTCGGGGGCTGGTGCTTCACGATATAGTTGTTCAGCATCTAATTAGTCAGCAGCTCCGCTTTTGGCGAAAAGCTCACGACCGACGGCGCACAGCCAAGGCGCACGAGTACGTCATCACGTTCAAGAAGGCGGTGAAGGTCTGATGCCCAAACGTAAGCAGCCGGGGCTAAGCCCTACCAAGGGCCAGCGGGTCGTCGCTGAGACCCGGCGTTACCAGATGCTGGAGCTTACCAAGGCGGGCCGTACCGAGAAGGAGATAGCCGAGCATCTGGGCGTGGCGCGGTCTCTGGTGAATAAGGATGTCAAGCGTGTCCTCGGTGACCTGGCCCGTAGCGCCACCAGGACAGCCGACGCGGTGCGGGCGCTACAGATGGAGCGGTATCTGGCGCTCTTGTCCCGCTGGTGGCTCCCTGCGATGCAGGGCGACGCTGAGGCCACCCGCATGGTGCTGTCCATCATGGCCCGCATCGACACGATCAACGGCATCATCCCAGACAGGCCACTGATAGACATGAGGACGCAGACCATCCAGGTCGGTGAGGGTATGGGTCTGATGGAGTTAGCGAGGCACATAGCGAATGGCAACGGCGACAACGGAGTTGGTGGAGTTGGCCCAGAAGATAACGGCCAGCCCGACCCTCTTTCTAACGGACGCACTGGGGGCGAAGCCCTACCAGAGGCAGACTGAGATAGCCGAGGCCGTTGGGTCTTCCCGGCGCGTCTCTGTCGTTGGCTGCAACGGTAGCGGCAAGGACTGGTTGGCCGCACGTATGGCGCTCTGGTGGGTCACGGCGCACTACCCGGCCAAGGTGGTCATCACCGGGCCGACCTATCGGCAGGTTGACGACGTCATCTTCAACGAGTTGAGGGCCGCGTACCGCTCGGCCCCGGCCATCCTGGGCGGGCGGCTCTTTGAGTCTCCTCGCTGGGAGCTAGACGAGACCACCTTCATCGTGGGGTTCAGTACTGACCGGCCCTGGAACCTCCAGGGATTCCACTCGCCGAGTCTTATGGTCATCGTCACCGAGGCTCACGCGATGTCAGAGGACTCCATCAATGCCCTCTATCGGCTCAACCCAGACACGTTGCTAATGGTGGGCAACCCGTTCGCCACCACTGGCCCGTTCTACGCCAGCCACCACCAGAACCGGGGGAACTGGGCGACCTTCAGCATCAGCGCCTTTGATACCCCGAACCTCCAGGCGGGGCGCACGGTGGTCAGGGGCATGGTGACAGCCGAGGACGTGGCAGACCGGGCAGCGGAGTGGGGCGAGGACTCCCCGATGTACCAGGGGTCGGTGCTGGGCGAGTTTCCAGAGGAGCTTGACGACGCCCTGCTGCCGCTCTGGCTGGCACGGGAGTCGATGGCGCGAGAGGTCGAGGCCGAGGGCGAGGTGGTGATAGGCTGCGACGTTGCGAGGTTCGGCAGGGACAAGACGGTAGTGGCGCGGAGACAGGGTAACGTGGCCGAGGTGGTCTACAGGGTACAGGGCAAGGACTTGATGGCGATAGCCGGGTGGCTGGGTAGGTACTGCGAGGACAACAAGGTTGACACCGTGGTGGTCGACGACACTGGCCTGGGCGGTGGGGTGACTGACCGGCTCCGAGAGGTGGGGCTGAACGGTACGAAGATCGTCGCCTTCAAGGGCGGTGAGAAGGCGCGACAGGAGAAGCGGTTCGCCAACCGGGTGACCGAGTCATGGTGGATGGTCAGGGAGTGGGTGATAGCGGGCGGGAAGCTGCCCAATGACCCGGCCCTGGTTGGACAACTAACCTCGCGACGTTATAGCATCCAGTCAGATAAGCGGCTCATGTTAGAATCAAAGGATAAGATGAGCAAGTCACCTGACGAGGCCGACGCCTTGGCAATGACCTTTGGCGGGCGTCGGGGGGAGCTAAAGGTATGGGTATAAGAGGGAACGTTGCAGGCGCGTGGGATACCCTTCGGGGCCGGGAGAGGGCTAACCCAGTGGGTGGCTCTCTCTTCGATAAGCTGTCAAAGACCTGGGGCATCGGGGACGCCTGGGCCAAGTCGAGCTATGGCAACTACTACCCTTCTAGCGTCTCGGTGTACGCGGCCATAAAGTTGCGGCAGGAAGCCATCGCCAGGGTGCCGCTGTTCGTCTACCGGGAGACCGAGGACGGGCTTGAGAAGGTCGAGCCTGACCACCCTCTCCAGGTGGTGCTGAACCGGGTCAACAGGTGGTGGACTAGGGGCGACCTCTGGCGGGCTACCGAGACATACCTGTCGCTCTGGGGTTCGGCCTACTGGTCGGTAGTTCGAGAGGGTAATGCCATTACGGAGATATGGCCCCTGCGTCCCGACAAAATGAAGATTTTGCCCGACTCTGAGGAGTACATCAAGGGCTTTGTGTATGGCACTGGTCAGGAGAGCAGGGCGTTCGCCCCCGATGAGATTATCTGGTTCCGCTACTTCAACCCGCTCGATGAGCTATCCGGCCTGTCACCTATAGCCCCGGTGGCCCTGTCGGTGGACATGGGGGTCGATGCCCTGCGGACTAATAGGTTCGCTCTGGCTAACGACTCGACGCCTGGGATGATCATCAGCGTGAGCGACACCCCTACCGACGACGAGGTGATGTCGTTCTACGAGCGGTGGGAATCCCGCTTCGCTGGTAGTAAGAACAGCCGCCGACCCGCCATCCTCAGTGAGGGCATGACGGCCAGCAACCTCGGCTTCAGCCCGAAGGACATGATGGCCCTGGAGTCCATGAGATGGAGCAACGAGGATGTGGCGCGGGTGTTCAACGTACCGACGCCGATGCTGCACGATTTATCCAGGGCCACCTACGCCAACATCATGACGGCCCGCAAGAGCTTCTGGGAGGACTGCATCGGGCCGCAGCTGGCGTTCTATGAGGAGGAATTGACCGAGATGCTCTTGCCTCTCTACGGCGAGGAAGGGCTGGTGGTCAGGTTCGACACCTCTGGCGTCCAGGCTCTCCAAGAGGACGAGGACGCCAAGGCCGCGAGGCGTGAGAAATACGTCAAGATGGGCGTCCTCACGGTCAACGAAGTCAGAGGCGAGATGGGTCTGGAGAACGTAGAGTGGGGCGACAAGCCCTCGGCACCGGCAGCGCCACCGCCAGCCTTCTCCATAAGCGACGCTACGGCCAGCACCCGGTCACTGGACTGGGAAGCGGACGGCAGGGCTATAGACGACTCCCTCCGGCGCAAGGGCAAGAAGCTACAGGAAGCCATGCGGCGTGATGTTTCGGAGCTATTCCGCAAACAGGCCAACAGCGTCATCCGAGAGTTTGAGAAGCAGACCGAAGGCGAGGAGCGAGGAACCAACGGCACTGCCGCTGTAAAAGTTAGGGCTGCCCCGGTGCTGAACGTCACTGATTGGATACCGCAGTTCACGACTCTGGCCCGCAAGCACCTAACTGCCGGACTCCTGGGTGGTGCCGAGGCGCAGAACAACAAGTTCAAGCTGGGCATATCCTTCGACATAACGGCCCCGACGGTCAAGAGTTGGATATTGACCAGGACGAAATTCTGGGCTGAGAACGTGAACAGTAGCACGGCAGACACGGTCTTGAACCTCATCAGCAAGGGCCGCAAGGAAGGTCAGGGGCCGATGGAGATAGCTAAGAAGCTGCGAGACTATCGAGAGTTCGCCACTACTGCCCGGTCTGAGAGGGTAGCTCGTACAGAGATGACAGTAGCGCAGGGGCAGGGCAGCCTACAGGCGTTCAAACAGGCTGACGTTCCCGGCAAGCGGTGGTATACGGCGCTCGACGAACGGGTCAGAGATTCACACATGGAAATCCACGGACAGATACGGGCGCTCTCGGAACAGTTCCAGGTCGGCGGGGATTCTATGGACGGGCCGGGGCAAGGCTCAGACCCTGCTGAGAACATCAACTGCCGGTGCGTCCTAATCCCGGAGGGCATGACAGGTGGGTAAGGGGAACACGGTAGACGTACACCCTGTCTATTGCTCGTGCTGCCCTGGCTCTCCTGTAGTCATGGCCGAGAAGGTAGGCGACCACCTGCTGGAGATACAATCGAGGAAGCACGGCAGGACTCACGTTGCCGTGGTTCTCCTTGACAGGACTACGGACGAGGAAGTAGACTCCAAGACTGACGAGACAACTGAATAACCAGAGCGCCCTTTAGTCGCCCACGTTCCAGAGACGCCCTTTAGACGTCCACCCCATCGGTGGGCGTTTTTTTATGCCATACCCAAACGAACACGCCTGTAGAGTCCGAAACCCTGCTGACTTCCGTCGGGGTTCGTTCAGGCGGGTAAGGCGCAAGTCGGGCGCTAGGCCACTGGACGCCATCATGGGCCGACTGGCCGAGGACGGCGCTGCGATGGTGCTTCAGTCCTACCGTTACCCCAGCGAGGATTGGACATCGTCCCAGGCTCGGCGTCACTGCCGAGACCACGAGGGGGCTTTATTCGAGCAATCGAAACGAGCCATAGATTGCGAACCATGCCAGGAGGAGCCTATGCCTGAAGCACTAGTCCATAGCCGAGAGGTAGTCCTTGAGCGTCGAGAGGCGACGACAGAAGGAGCCTACAGGGCGACCATATTCGTGAACGAACGGGCGAGGCAGGGGCCAGACCTCGACATCGCAGGGCTTCAGCTAGAGAACTATATGCGGAATCCCGTCGTCCTCTGGAGCCATGATATGAGTGGCAAGACGGAGAGTGCGGGTCTGCCCATTGGGCGCACCAACCGCCTGACCAACACGGACGGCAAGATTGAGGTCGACTTCGAGTTCCTCACCGACGACCCGTTCGCTGACCGGGTTCGCAACGCCTGGGACAAGGGCTTCCTCAAGGCGGCTTCGGTCTCCTGGCTCCCTCTGGAATCTGAAGAGAGCGAGGACGGCCACCAGCGGGACGTCCGCTCCGATCTACTGGAGTGGTCTATCGTATCGGTGCCGTCAGACCCCGACGCTGTCAGGCAGATTTATTCTCGGATGATGGAAGGCTTGCTCACCGAGAAGGTTGACGATGACGATGTCTGGTCGGGCTTCGAGGCACAGGACGCCTTCCGTAAATACAAAGTCGATAATAATATCGATGAGAAAATAAGGCAGAGGCAGGAAGAGGAAGAAGAAGCCCCAACAGAGGAGACGACAGGGGCGTGTTGGGAGGCGGGCAATCCTGATTGCTCCATCCGGCAGTTACTAGACGCGGCAGCCGAGGAGGAGCCAGAGACCGAGGAAGAGTCAGAGCCAGAGCCAGAGGAATCAGCAGCAGACGCAGAGCGGCTATTAACAGCGGTACGTGGCATAAATACACGACTGAGAGGTGACAAGCATGTCTGACGAGATGGATAAGATTGGACGGGAACTGGGGCAGATTAACCAGTTCGTGACGGACAGGTTCGACCCTGTCACCGAGCAGGTCGACCTCCAAGCGGAGGAAATCGACAAGCTCAAGGCGGGCATCACCGAGGTTCAGGAGACCCAGCGCGAGGCGAAGCGGGCGCAAGTCCGAGCCAGTGCAGGGGACGAAGAGCTTCGGGTGCAGGATGGCCCCTACGCCGGGATGGACGCTGTCGACCTTGCTCTTATGAGGGGCATAGCAGACGGCAACCGCCAGTGGAGCGAGAAGATTTCAGACGCCACCGGGCAACTCGTGGAAGGGGCGTCTGGTAGGGTCTCCCCGGCTGTCGAGGAGAAGTTCTCCCGGCACCCATATGCCAAGTCGATGCTCCGAGAGCTCAGCAGGGCCATTGATAGCAATACTCGCGCTCTGACTGCGACGGGTTCGGCCACTGGTGACGAGCTAGTGCCGACCCTTGAGGCGTCAGCCCTGTGGATGGACGTGAACCTCCAGACCCAGGTGGCACCGCTCATCCCGACGATAGCGATGCCCTCCAACCCGTTCGACATCCCGACACAGCTAGGGGATGCATCCTGGTATCCAGGGACTGAGAACACCACGGCGACGGAGTCCACCCCAGCGACGGCGAAGAAGACCCTGACCGCCTATGAGCTAGTCTCCCAGGTCAGCTTCTCGTTCAGCATCGAAGAGGACAGCATCATCGCCCTGCTCCCAGAGATTAGGTCGGGGCTGGTACGGAACGCAGCCGAGGTTCTGGATGATGTCATCCTGAACGCTGACACGACAGCCGCCAACAGCATCAATGCTGATGGTGCGACTATCGCAACCTCGACGGCGAACAAGGCTCAGTGGCTCATAGGCTACGACGGTCTTCGCCATGCTTGCCTAGTCGATAACACCGGGCAGGCGAACAACCACAATGCGGCGGTCTCTGACGACATGTTCAACGAGATTCGCAGCAAGCTCGACAAGTACGGCACCAGGCCGTCAGAACTGGTCTGGATTATGGACGTCAACACGTTCATCAGGGCGCAGGGCATCAGCAACTTCCGCACGATGGACAAGCTGGGGCCGAACGCCACCATCCTGACCGGCCAGCTTGGGGCAGTGAGTGGGATTCCCGTTATAGCCTCCGAGTTGATGCGGCTGGCAGACACCGACGGCAAGATAACCAGCGCAGGCAACAGCGCGGACACCGGCAGCTTGCTCATTGTGAACAAGGGTCAGTGGCAGCAAGGGTTTAGGCGCGACATGGCAGTGGACGTTTTCAGAGACACCCAGAAGCGCAGCAACATCGTGACCATCAGCTTCCGTCACGCGCTCACGCAGAGGGCGACCCTGTCAGCGCAGACCCACACGGCTCTCCAGTACGACATCACCGGCGTCAGCTAGGGCTGACGGCTAGCGGCAGTCAGGGCGGGGCGTCTTTACGGGTGTCCCGCCCTGGGGGAGCTTTATGAGCAAGATTCGCAACATAACGACGGACGACCTTGGCTATAAGGGACAGGTATTTAAGGCTGGTGAGGCTGTAGAGGTGCCGACAGCCCAGGCTAAGGCGATGGCCGAGGCTATGCCGGACAGGTTTCGGCTGGCCCGTAACTCAAACAACCGCTCGATGGCTGACAAGAAGTCAGAGAACAGGGTGGTGGAGTAATGGCCCTTATAGGCACCATCACTGTGTCTACGGCTGGGACAGCAGTGCAGAGCGGCACGTCTGGCACTGTGCGGGGCATCATGTGGCGGGCGCGGGCAGGAAACACCGGCATAGTCTACGTGGGGTATAGCACGGTAAGCTCCTCGAACGGGGTGGCAATCTCGCCTGGGGATGCCTTCACTGTGCTATTCGACGGATATGAACGATTAGAGAATTGGTATGCCGACGCAGCTACTAACTCGGACAAGGTCGATTTCGTAGCTGACAACAGTTAGGGCTGGCGGTGGTGGCTGGAGGATAGACGATGGCAACTTCTCATACACCGACCCATGCGATGGGTTCAACCGCAGTGGGAACGGCTGGGACTGCGGTTCGACTCCATGCAACTAGCCTGAGAGCTAGGCGAGTTCTTATCTATGCCCAGAAAACAAACTCTGGACAGCTATTCGTTGGCGGTTCTGACGTGGCTTCTTCGACATCTACGGGCCTAGATGGTGGCGAAAGTATAACCCTGGAAACTGATAAAAATTTCCTTGACCTATATGATGTTTGGATAGATGTCGGCACCAACGGAGACAAGGCTGACTTCTACGCTCAGAAGGTATAGCGCATGAGCAGGAATGCGACCTTCAGAGGCGCTAATCTACAGTACGTAGCTGCTCCGACGAGCTTGACCGGGCTGTCTGACGTGACCGTTGCGTCCGCAGCTAATCTTGACCGGCTCCAGTACTCCACCAGCGCGGGAAAATGGGTCGATGTTGCTGCCCTGACGACTCCTCAAATCGAGGACTCCAGCGCCGACCATCAGTACGTCTTCGCTGTCTCCGAGTTAGCGGCAGACAGGACTATCACGCTGCCACTCCTGACAGGGAACGACACGTTCACCTTCAATGCCTTCGCTGCGACCCTGACGAACAAGACCCTCACGTCGCCTGTCCTGAACACTGGGGTCTCCGGCTCTGCCGTCCTCGACCAGGATGACATGTCGGGGAACTCGGCCACCCAGCTTGCCACTCAGCAGTCCATCAAGGCTTATGTGGATGCACAGGTGGCAACCGAGGACACCCTGGCTGAGCTTAATGACACGACCATCTCTGGGCCAGCTTCTAACGACGTCCTACAGTACAGCGGAAGCGCCTGGGTTGATAGAACCTACGCTGAGGCTGGCCTCGTCTCTCTAACAGGCTCTGAGACGCTCACAAACAAGACCCTGACGTCTCCTGTCCTCAACGGTGGCGCTCTAACAGCGCTCACCGACCTCGATATGACGAGCGGGGACAAGACCATCCTCGACACTATCGGAGCCAACACGCTCACGATAGGGGCATCTGGGACGACTGTCACTATTCCTGGGAACCTCACGGTGTCAGGGACGCAGACGACAGTCAGCACGACCAACCTGCTGGTGTCCGATAAGCTCATCACTCTGAACGACGGCGGCAGCGCGTCGAGCGGAACTGCTGTTGGGATAGAGGTCGAAGAGGACTCCAGCGTGACGGGCTATTTTAAGACAGCAGCAGACCGGGCAGGGTGGGAACTCAAGGCTCCCGGCACAGCAGGAGTTCTGAGCATCGACCCTTCTGCCAACTCCAACACTCTCGCCTTCGGAGGGAGTGGCAAGACGTTCACAATCTCAGAGACGGCGACCATCGACCAAGACCTCGCCACTACCGCCAACGTGACGTTTGCCAATCTAACGGCGACAGGAAACGTGACTCTGGGCAACGCTGCTTCGGACACGGTGACCATCACAGGAACCATCCAGGGAGCCAGCCCACTCGTCTTCGAGGGCGGTACGGCCGACGGATACGAGACGACTCTTGCCATCACCGACCCGACTGCCGACAGGACGTGGACTCTGCCGAACGCCACGGACACGTTCGTGGGCTTGGCAACTGCTGACACTCTCAGCAACAAGACCCTGGCCTCTCCAGTAATCACGACGGGCGACATCAACACTCCTGACATAGATGGCGGGACAGTTGACGCGATTACCTCGTTGACCATCGCCAATAACGTGGACGTTGGGAGCTACACGGTAAGAGCGTCGGGATTCCTGGCTGACGGGCTGACTGCCGGGCAGGTGGTCTATACGGGCGCCGACGGCGTCCTCTCCTCCGAGGCGGCGCTGACCTATAACGCTACCACCAACATCCTGACGGCTGGCGAGGTCAGTATGACCACGCTGGACATCGGCGGTACTAACGTCAGCAGCACAGCGGCAGAGCTAAACATCCTTGATGGGGTCACCTCTACAGCAGCAGAGCTAAACATTCTGGACGGGGTTACCTCTACGGCAGCAGAGCTTAACATCCTTGACGGGGTCACTTCGACAGCCGCCGAGATTAACCTTCTGGATGGCTCCAGCGCCAACTCGGTGGTTAACTCCAAGGCGGTAATCTACGGGAGTTCTGGAGAGCTTGCAGGGACGCTCTCCACGGCTGCACAGACCAACGTCACGAGCCTTGGCACACTGACAGCGCTGACGGTGGACAACGTGGCCATCAATGGCACGACCATCGGCCACACGGGTGACACCGACCTGATGACTCTGGCCGCGGGCACGCTGACATTGGCGGGGAACATTGACCTCGCGAATAACCACGTCCTGAATGTAGGCGGAGCGGGTAACGATTGGACTGCCACATTTAAGCACACCAACAGCAGTCCCACGGCCACGTACGCTTTCAACCTTCGGACAAGCAGTGGCGGAGGAGGGCTGACAGTATCCCCCATCACACAGTTAGCCTCTGGGAGTATGGAGTTTTTTATCCAGGACTTCGACACCGTCACGCTGACAGGCTCCGACCCCACGACCTATAGCTCTGTCCACGCGTCGAGGTTCCAGGGCTTCGCCTATACCGCGACGAACGCAAATCAAACAGTCACTAACGCCCGCACGATGGTGCTTCAGCCCGTCGTCTCGAATGGCGGTGGCGGAGCGACTCCCACCATTACTACGGCCTCGACCCTGTATATCGCCACCGGGGGGTCAGCAGGAGCCACTAACTACGCCCTTTTCGTGGACGCTGGTACTAGCCGATTCGACGGGGCGATTTCGCTCGGCACTGACCACGGGGACGATGGGCAGCAGCTAACATCTGGCGGAGATGACACAGCCTGCGACTGGACAGCGGCAAGCTCTCTCAAGGAGCACAAGGACATAGGCGAGCAGGCAAGCCCCGAGGAAGCTCTGGAGGCCATGTTAAGCACGCCTGCTTACCATTTCCGTTACAAAGAGCGCAAGGGGACGGGCGACTCTAGTACAGAGTATGTCGGCGTGATGGCGGATGAAGCGCCTTGGGCCATGCATTATAAGGGAAACATTGTGAATCCCGTGAACACTCTAGGCTATACCGTGCTATCTGTGCAGGCGCTTCATGCCCAGATAGAGAAACTAGACAAGCGTCTCGAACTGGCAGGAGTTTAGTAGCATGCCCAGCAATAACGGGGCCGCCGAAGTCCAGATAACCACCGAGCATTTGCAGGAGTTGTTTCGGCGTCTCCCGGCCGCGAGCGAGGTAATGCGTACAATCCTGCTGGAGAGCGAGAACAGCGCCTTAAAACGGCGCCTAGAGGCCTTAGAAGCGACTCCAGGGCCATCGGTAACGTCTGCAACGGACACCACAAGCTCGAAGTGAACGCCTACGTCTCGGTTGACCTCCTGAAATCAAGCAGCGTCCTCAATGTCACAGGCAGCGGGGACGATACCAGGCTGCGCCTATTAGCGGAGTCCCAGAGCCGAGTGGTGGATAGGCTCGTCAACCGGCAGTTCTACGCTCTGACGGCGACCAGGACGTTCGATGTGGCTAATATCGAGAGGGTGTTGCTCCCTGACCTTGCGGCTATTACTAGCCTCAAGACTGACGACAACATAGACAGGACGTTCGAGACCACCTGGGCCACTACCGATTACAGGTTACGACCCAGCAATGCCGACCCGGCAACTAGAACGAACTCTAACTCCCGGCCCTACACCTCGGTCATCGTGGACTCTAACGGCACGAGGTCGTTCACGTTGGGCGATGAGACAGTCCAGATAGTGGGCGAGTGGGGCTGGTGGAGTCACAAGGCCACGGCCACCGAAACAGCGGACGCCATATCGTCAACAACGGCCACGACCTTCAGCGTGTCCGCAAGGACGGACGTCGAGGCTGGGCATACTATTCTCGTGGACTCCGAGCAGATGTATGTGCAGTCATATTCGGGCAATACGCTCACCGTTTTGAGGGGTGTCAACGGCACAAGCGGGGCAACCCATAGCGCCGGGGCCGCAATTAGCCTGTACGAGTATCCTGAGCCTGTTAAAGAGGCGGTCATCATCCAGGCGTCCCGCCTCTGGAAGCGCAAGGACTCCTCGTATGCCAACGCTCTCGGCCTAGAGGGTGGCCTGATGGAGATATTCAGAGGCATTGACCAGGATGTCAAACAGGCGTTGAGTCCCTACCGCAAGATAGCGATAGGGGTGGCCTGATGGCATCGGAGATAGCCAATGCTAAAGACGGATTGCTCACAAGACTTGCGACGATATCGGCCATCAAGGCTACGTTTGATTACCCGCCAGACGGACTCAACGAGTTCCCGGCGGCAGTTGTGCGGTTCGAGAGTAGGGACGTGGGGCAGCAGACTATGGGTTCGGGGACGTTCGTGGGTACGTTCGTTATGACGCTACTCATAAGCTCGGCAGCTACCAAGCAGGCGTTCGACGAGTTGGACACATATATGGAGCCAGCAGGAACCAACAGCGTCGAGGCGGCTGTCAACGGGGACAACACCTGGGGCAGCACTGTGGACGATGGAAGACTGGTCGGCATCTCTGCGGTGGGATTCCGAGAGATAGGAGGGGGTAGGTATGTGGCGGCAGATTTTGCCTTCACCTGCCTGAAGAGCTAAATGGCAAAATTCGACAGCAGCAAATCCAAGTTTTACCTGAATGAATTCGACTTGACGACTTACACCACCGACCTCTCTGTCGGGGGTGGCAGAGCCGTCAACGAGATAACCACGTTCGGCTCCTCTGGCTCGACGTTCCACCCTGGCAACCAGGCCGAGACGCTGTCCTGGTCAGGCTTCTACGACACCACCGCAACATCTGGCCCCGATGTGGTGCTAGGGACATTGAGGACATCATCCACCGCAGCCGTGGTCTCCTACTGGCCCGCTGGGGACACTCTCGGCTATACGGGGCGAGGAGTGCCAGAGGGATGGGCCAACTCCTACGAGACGTCGTCGTCCGTTGGCAGCGTGGTGACAGCAACGAGCGCCATAGATGCGGGCCAGATCTTCCGCATCAAGGCGGCGGCTCCCTACGCGACAGTGACGGCGTCCACCTCTACGACTTACATCGACGACGCTGCATCCTCTACCGCTGGCGGGTCGTGGACGTACCACATCTTCGCGCTGTCCGCAGTCGGCGGCAACGCCAGGTGGCACCTAAATCTTCAACACGCAACTTCAAGCGGCGGCACATATTCAGACGTGTCGTCAGCTACGGTTACTGCGTCTGACGGTGTCGGAGCCGCACACACCGCCTTCACTGGGACATTGAACCGGTACGTCAAATCCAGGGTGGTGCTGGACGCAAGCAGTGGGTCGTTAACATATGGGATTTCATACACAAGGTTGTAGGAGGCCGAAATGGCAAAGTTTGACAGTTCTCTATCGGATTTCTGGATTGAAGACACTGGTGGCACTCTCAGAGAAATCTCGGCATACCTGACGGATGTCTCTGGACTGCCAGGGCCGAGGAACCTCAACGAGATTACGGCACTGGGGGACTCTGGTTCTAAATTCCACCCTGGACTTCAGAACTCCACGCCATCAATCAGCGGACACTATGACACGACGGCGACGTCTGGCCCAGACGTGGTACTCGGCGCACTCCGAACGCATACCGCTGCCCTCACTATGGAGTATTATCCGGCTGGGAAGACATCCGGCTATCCTAGTTACATTGCGGAGTGCTGGGTGACTGACTACACCATAAGCTCCACTGTCGGAAGCCATGTCACGTTCACAGCATCCTTGCAGGTGGACGGCACTGTCACGAAAGGCACTGTGGCCTAATGCCTAGTGAGATAGTCCGACTCGACCTCCCTTCAGGCAACTGGTGGGAGGTCGAAGTACAACCACGCTGGGGCGAGATGATGAAGATACGCCGAGATATGGTGCGTATTGAGGAGGACAAGGGCGAGGACGAAGACCAGTTGACGGCCATCATGTCCTCGTTGACTCGTGCGTGGTCGTACCAGAATGGGTCTGGCCCTCTGCCGATTTCCATTGAGAGTGTCAACGACATGGATTTGGTCGATGCTGCGGAGGTGATGCACCTCGTCAACGAGAGAGTGCTCCCTTTATTAACAGCGGTGGGAGAAAGAGAGCCGCAGAAAGTCTCGCCGCCGACCTTGCCCGCAAAGAAATCTCGCCAGAGTGGCAAGAGTCGCAAATCCTAGCGGAGACCCATTGGACTTGGCAGCAGCTACAGGATACGCCCGCAGAGGTGGTGGACAGACTGATGCTGTTCCTCGCAGTGCGCGGCACCGTGGAGTCGGGCGGGGATATGAGCTTCAACGATGCCTGAAGAAGTCGTCGAGGGACTGGCTAAGCTCACCAAGAAGCGCCTCGACTCCAACAAATGGATGGGCGATGCCGTAACTAAAGCCATGCGCCAGAGCGGACTCGCCATCCAGGGAGAGGCTGCTATTCTGGCCCCAGTGAACACGGGAGCGCTACGCCAGAGCATCACCACGGAGGTCGACCAGCGGCCTCCGTTCGCGTTGTGGGTCGAAGTTGGCCCGACAGTTACCTACGGGAGATACGTGGAGTTCGGACGTAAGCCTGGGAAGATGCCCCCTGTGGCCGCGCTGGAGCCGTGGGTGCGTCAGAAGCTCAAAGTCTCGAACCCTATGGCAGTCGCATTCCTGATAGCCCGGAAGATAGCGCGGGAGGGCATCGACCCGCAGCCGTTCCTGGCTCCTGGAGCCAAGAAGGCCCAGCCGAAGATTAAGCAGATTCTTTCCCGACTTGGCGCGGACTTGAAGAAGGCATGGGGCAAGAAGCTATGAGCACACAAGACCTGACGATTAAGCTCAAGCTCAAGGACGATGCGTCCAAGGGCATGGGCAAGGCGTCCAAGAATATCAAGGCCCATGCCGGGAAGATAAAGGACAATCTTTCCAAGATTGGAACCATAGGCGCGGCTGGGTTGATGGCTGCGTCTGCTGCTGCCCTCAAGCTGGGCGATATGTTCAAGGAAGCGGAGAACATCATCGCTGCCGGTACAGGGGCCGTCGGGGATGACCTCGAAGACCTGAAAGCCTCGTTTAAGGACGTGTTCAAGGACGTCCCCGACGACGCGAAGACCGTAGCCGCAGCCATCGCTGATGTAAATACGGAGTTCGGGTTCACCGGGGACAAGCTGGAGAGTGTGGCCGCGCTGGCTCTTGGTGCTGGCAGGGCAATGGGCGAGGACATGGCGGGGCTGATTAAGGCCACGGCTGACACCCTCATAGCATTTGGCGAACCAGCGGAGGACGCCGAGATTCTACTGGACAAGCTCACCGTCGCGTCCCAGGCTTCCGGCGTATCAATGCAGGGCATTGCGGACAAGGTCATCAAGTTCGGCCCGCAGCTAAATGCGATGGGACTCGCGATGGATGAGGCCATCGCTCTGATAACCAACATGGAATCGGCGGGGTTAGATGCTCGGAAAATGATGCCGGGGCTGTCCGCAGCCATGAAGAAGTTGGCCGACGAGGGTGTTACCGACATCTCAGGAGCGCTTCAGGATGCCATAAAAGAGATTGGTGCCACTGAGGATGACACTGCCGCCCTGGCGCTTGCAATGGATACGTTCGGAGCGGGCGCGGGCGTTATTTTCAAGGATGCCATCGACAAGGGGGTGTTTAGCCTCGATGAGATGATGGCAGCGATGGCGAACTCGGACGACACTTTGCTGACCTTGTCCGAAAGTACGCTGACGAGCGCCGAGAAGTTCGACATTATGAAGAACAAAGTCATGGGCGCGATGGCACCCATCGGGGACTTTGCTGCTAAGGCAGGGCCGATGCTGATGATACTCCCGACACTCACCACGCTGACAGCGGCTCTGTCTGGCGCGAAGGTTGTTAACACAGTGGCTACTTACGCTCAGGCCACAGCGATGGCCGTCCTCAACGTGGCTATGGGGCCTATAGGGTTGATAATCCTCGGAATCGCCCTGGCAATCGCAGGCGTGATTCTGGTGTTTAAGAACTGGGACAAGATTGTGAAGGTCTTCAAGGCCACCTGGGAGTTGGTGACCACCAAAATCAAGGCGCTGTTCGACTCTAAATTCGGCTGGCTGCTCCCTGGTGGCGCGCTCGTTAAAGGCATCCTCTGGATTAAAGACAACTGGAAGGCGATTTGGGACAAGGTCAAGAGCACCTTCAAGGTAGTCGTTGACAAGATTAAGGGATTGGTCGACTCCGCTCTGGGATGGATGTTCCCAGGCGGGTCGCTGTCCAAAGCTCTGGAGAGTCTCGCCAATTACTGGAGCCTCATATGGAACTTCATGAAGACCGCGTTCGACACTGTCGTGAGTGGCCTGAAGGGTGGCGTCAACATCATCCTCTCCGCATTCAACGCCCTGATACGAGGCGCTAACAAGATTAAGATATCCGTCCCCTCTTGGGTTCCAGTGATTGGCGGCAAGGGATTCAGCCTGAACATTCCAGAGATACCTCTTCTCGCGAAGGGCGGCATCGTCCGCAGCCCCACCCTCGCAATGGTCGGGGAGCGTGGCCCAGAGGCTGTCATCCCGCTCAGTCGTGGCGGTGGTGCTGGGATGGGCGTCACGGTCAACATCAACTTCCCGCGCAGAGGGACTGTGCTGCTAGGGGACGACATGTCAGCGCGGAAGCTGGCCCAGGCACTGACTCCTCTGATTAGACAGGCTCTGCGGGGCCAGCCGGGGTTCGCTTAGATGGCGAAGCCACACTATAGAGTCCGCGTTGACTGGAATCATGGCGGTGTCGGGGCAAGGTCTGCGGCGGCAGACTTCACCACGGCCATCGACGATATAACCTCAGACGTTAGGAGCCTCTCGCTGTCGCATAATCGCGACCTCAAGTCGGAGACGATGGAATCGGCGGTGCTGTCCCTGGAGCTTAACAATCAGGCGAACTACTACAGCCCCACGAATGCCTCGTCGGCGCTCACGGGACTACTACTACCCGGCAAGCCTGTCTGGGTGCAGCTATTCTATCCATACGACAGCTTCGGCGGGAGCGAAGCGACCCTGAATGGCACTAATCCAGACGAGGACTCAGCATGGTCATGGGTCAATCTAGCGTACAGCGGCACACCAGGCAGCCGCATCAGCGGAGGGTTCGAGGAGGACGGTTCGGGCAATGCGAGGATTGACGTCCAAACCGGCGCAGGCAATGTGGGGAACCATATTAGCTATCTGGAGTTCAATGACCAGAACGTCCAACTCCACGCCAAGATAACCACGCCTGACAGACCCATCGCGCTAGGTTCAGGCACTCCAGCCACTTCCAACCCTGCCTATTATACGAGCCATACCTATCACCAGGGCGTCAGCGGTGACACGATGGTATCTATGTTCGGATTCGTTATCCGATACACGGACGTCAATAACTATCAAGCCGTCGGCTTCGATGCCGTCGAGAACGCCAATGTCAGCGCCACGTCACGGGAAGACCGAAACGACAAGGTCTTCCTGCTAACCTACTCTACGGATAGGACTATCGCAGAGTGTACGGCTGCGGCGACAACGGTGACCGCTGGAGACGGTGGTCTCTACAAGGTGGGCCAGCATATCCTCGTCGAGCGGGAGATTATGCAGGTCACGTCTATTGGGACTGGGCCAACCGCCAACGTTCTGACAGTCACAAGGGGTATGTTGGGAACGGCTGCGAGGGTACATGGCTCGTCCTCATCAACGACAGAGGCTGGCCCGTTCAAGGCTCCTCTGCTTCAGTGGAGCTACCTGAAGAACCGCCACTCGACGACGCCAGTGCCGTGGCTGCAAGGAGTGGCCCACGAGGTACAGATACACGCGAGAGGCCACTATATCGACGTGACATTCGATGGAGCGCACTGCCCGCCGAACGGCACTAGTAATAGTATGTTTGAGTTCGGAAGCACCCAGGCGTCCGCTAATTCTCTATACGGAGGAATGGAAGCCGACAGTTCACACACGTTCAAGACCGAGGCGTCGGCGTCTACTGGCACTAAGCACGGGATGTGGCGGTCTTCACGAGCCGCTCATAGCACGTACTACGGACAGAGCGGGGACGCCTTCATTGACGGCATCGAGATATATCAGGAGTTCGGGGGTTACCGCTCACTATTCTCCGGCTATCTCAGCAGCATCACACCAGACCCAGACCCTCTGGCCCAGTATTGTTATGTCGAGGCATATGACGAGACAGAGATAGCAAGGCGCACCGATATCCAGTATGCGGTCTCCGACGATGTCACGCGAGTCCCGATATACCCCAGCCTGATAGAGATACTGTACGTCGCAGGGCTATATGTGTTCTCTTGGACCTCGCACACGAACTTCCAGGCCACCAATATCATCTACGAGCCTATGCTGACCACGTCCGGGCCGTATTCGGGCGCGACCACGACCAATACATACACGGCACTGAAGAAGATAGACACCAACGTCTTCGACTTGTTGCAGATTGCCCAGGCTGAAGAGGACGGGTTCTTCTACGTTGACGGCGAGGGGTTTCTCAGGCTGGAGAGCCAGGTACATCGCTCTGGTGCTGGGGTGGCGGGCGTGGCTCCTGAGACCTGGACTCCTTTCGCCAGTAACGGAGACGCACACACTGACGCACACGGCAGCCTGCCGTCTAGCGGTACGCTCACGGGCCACGTCGCTGCTGACCACATCCTCTACGGCCAGACTACCAGCAACGCGACCTATGCCGAGACCTACGGCTCCAATAATCCTGCGTACACGGCTATCAGCTATTCCGACGGCCATGAGTTCGTCGAGAATCGTATCCACATGCCTGTGACGAGCATGGAGAAGAAGACAACGGCGACAACTGCCTTCACGGTTTGGACAAGCAAAGAGGCTGATGACCCTGACCAGCGCATCGAGATACCTAACGGAACATCCTACCTACTGGTAGAGATGCCGTCAGCCTATGAGACTGTCCACACGGTGGCAGTCGACCATGAGGTCTACACTACCAGGACTAGCGGCAGCGATGTCACCAGCAGCGTGGCAGTGACCCAGGAGAAGGGAGTGGGTGACCCACAGTTCTGCGCGTTCAAGTTCAAGTTCGTCTCCGAAGTCGGTGCCGCATCCTATATGCGGAAGTTCGAGATAGACACAGGGACTAGCAACCCTCACGGTGGGTACAAGCAAGGGGCCAAGAATATCGTAGAGGCTACCGATAGCACCTCCGTCACCAAGTATGGCGAACGGAAGGCGAAGCTCAAGAATCTCTTCATCACCAGCCCAGAGACCGGCCAAATAACGGTAGACGTAAGACTGGCCCGAAAGAAAGACCCGAGGGCGGTTGTCACCCTGTCGCTGGCGGCTGGAGATGCTGCGACCCTGCACCATATGCTCCAGCGAAGATTCAGTGACCGGGTCATAGTCCAGAACGCTAACATGGGCATGACTACCACGGGCGGCAGTCCACTGAACAAGGCGTTCTATGTCGAGGGTGAGACCTGGGACATCTCCGAGGGCGGCACAGTGATAGAGCAACAGCTACTACTGCGGGCTGTCTAGGCGCGACATGGAAAAGGTGCGGTATGAGCAATTGAGGGAGATTCTGGCCCTGCACATCAGCCCAGACATCAAGGAGATTCGGCGACGGCAGAATGTACTCCAGACCACCATCTGGATAGGTATGGCCTGCCTATTGAGCGGGATGGTGGTAATATTGGGACTGATAGGGATGTTGGTTGCCAGATAAATCAGACAAGGAGGTGCCAAACCACGGGAGTCGAAGTAACGGCAAGGAATCAGTCACCCTTTCGGGCAGAGAACTGATACAACTCGTTATTTTCACGCCTGTGGTTTTCACGTGGTTGTTCCTGGCTGCGCGTATAATATGGTCGGCCAGTTCCAATCCCGAAACACTAGATAATATCGAAGGTCTTCTGACGGCACTCGCAGTCATAACGATACCTGTGAGCGCGGGTCTGGCTAAAATATTTGAGGGTGATAAGAGCGACAAATGAAAAAGATTAAGTTCGTAATAAAAGAGCGAGAAATCAGGTTTCCGAGGATACCGTTTGTCGGCATCACGCTGCCCCTGAACCTGGCG